TTTTAAATTTATGCCTTTTTTTCTCATAAAAGAATGGGGGCAGTTTCCTACCCCCACCTTCCTATCAACTATTAGTCAATAATGTAGTACGCACCGACCATTGCTTCGGGACGCAATACTTTAACACCGTGAACATGAAGACCACGAACGATGTCACCGAAAGATGACGGATCGCGGATTACTTCAGTGTTAACGATAGTCTGTGCAGTAGCAGTAGAAGAAATATGACCAGCCAGACAAACGCCAGTGGCATTAGACTGAGAAGGCATATTGTTAGTCTTGTACATGCTAAAGCCACGCAGCTTACCTTCAGCTACTAGACCATTCCTGATGGAACCCTGTCCACCGTTGTAGTCTACTGACAGCAGTTTAGAATCTGTCTGTGACAGTTCTTCATAGAAGTCAGGAGAAGCTACAAACCAACGACCTTCTTCAGGTACGCTCTGCTCGTCAAGAAGACGGGCCATACGCGCCATAAGATCAAGAGGATCGGTTTCACTAGCAACGCCAAGGTCTACCGCGCCAGCACCATCATAAGTACCAGCAGCAAGAGCAGTCGCAGAGTCAGCACCCAGAGTGTGATCGGGGCTTGAAGCTGAAAGACCAGAGACCATTTTGCTAAATACATTTTCGTCAAATGCATCGCGGAGTGAGTAAGCAGCAGAAGAAGCTGCAACTTCACGCCAGTTTACATGAGACATGTTGCTTTCAATATCATCTACGATGAACTTGAAGGCGTTAGCAGTGTCAACGACCAGAGTAATTTCCTGATCTGTCAACTTGGTCTGAGTTACGTCCTGACCACGCTCGTACTGATAAACAGTGATGGTAGGCTCTTTGATGATTTTAACAGAATCTCCATAAGCGGAAATCTCACCAGCGTAGTCAGTGTTAGTGACTGCTTCAGCAACCGCTGCCTTACGGAAGAAGTTAAGTACCTTCTTGCTGTAAACGGCAGGTAGGAAGAATGAATTGGTTTGACCACTTACGGAGTTCGCAAAGTTAGCATCAGTATCTGTTGCTGGTTCAAAATACTGATCGGCCTGATTATAAGCCATGATGTATTACCTCAATATTAGACAAAATTATCCTTTGATTACCCTGCCTTCAGAGATAGCTTGATTGATTTCATCCTCATATTTATCAAACTGATCTACAGACATACGGGCAATCTCCCGTTCTGTCCAAACCTTTGCTTCTTTAGCATCAACAGTTTTGGTCTTAGTAGAGACCATATCCGCTGCACTAGAGGTTGCAGGTCTGGACTGTTTAGAAGTTTTAGACTGAGGGATACCGCTTTCAAGCTTATACAAGTCAATAGCACGACTTGCTAAAGTAGCATTATTAGGATTGTTGTAAATCCAATCTTGTATTTCTTCAGGCTGACTTTTTGCCCACTCATGGAAATTATCATCTCCACGAATTTCGTTAAAGTCGGGATGGCGTGACATCAACTCCGCTTCAGCTTCTTTACGAGTAATATCAGCTTCACGTTGTTTGATGCTTACCAATTCCTGTCGGAGGTCTGCAATCTGTTCTTCGCTACGCATGTGCGCTACAGTTTCTACAGTCTCATACAAGTCGGGATACTTTTCCTTAAACTGCTCCAGTTCTTCAACAGACTTAGGTGCTTGATACTGAGGGGCTGCTGCCCTAGCTTCAGCAAGAAGCTGTTCCTCTTTCTGCTTGAACTCTGAAACACGTTTGTCATAATGTTTCTTTAGATCATCATACCTTTTCTTGTAATTTGTTTTACCTTCTTCCTTCGGGGCTTCAGCTTCTTTGCTGGAGGTGGCCTCTGGTTTTTTCGGGGTAAACAAAGTGTCGGCACTCACGAACTCTTTATCTGTTCCTTTGTGCCATTCCTTATCCATGTTGTAAGGATTAGCTTGTACTTCATCGTTATCCATAACTGCTTCAGTCATAATAGTCTCCAAACGGGGCTTGTTGTCTACAAGGTAGCCATACCAATTTAGTCTCGTCAGACAAGTACGGGGCTTGTTACTACAAGGTAGCCGTGTTAACGAACACTAGGCATCTGATTAGCATCCAGCATCTGCTTACGAATTTCTTCGTCCGTCAGTACACCAGTTGCAGGATCAGTTGGCCTAGTCATTAGTCCACCATCATAAGCACGTTCAGCCTCGTCCATCATCTGTTGGAGGTTTTCTGCACCTATTTGATCGGTGGCTTTTTTGGTGATTACAAATTCACCCGCAGATAGTCTTGCGGGAATTGAATCTGATACACCAGTTCCCGGGCCATCAACCATGCCTGACCCGGAAAACTCTGAGGCAGTCTCTACAACCTTGTCAAAGATTTGACTCAGCTGCGGGTCTTGACTCAAAGCATTCATTAGGTAGTCTTTTTCCTCATCTTCTAATGATTCATCAACTACGAAATCTATATATTCTTGCATCATTTCTTCATCTGGAAGCTGTGATGCCATCGCCTCATCCATTTCTTCGGGCGGGATGTTGGGGTAAGTATCTACAGGTGCTGCTTCCATTTCAGGAGGCATAGCCATGCTACCTTCGTTGTACTTCTTCATCTTACCACCACCGTACTTTTTTTCTTTATTTTCCATAGCGTAATATACCCGTTCACCTTTTTCTGAACCGTATTGCTTTTTCATGGCTTCCATCTTTTCTTTGTTAACAGGCATATCTATACTCTTAAAAAATAACTATAAGAAGAACAAGTACTGCTACAGCAGCTACTCCAGCTGTACCCGCACCAAGTTTAAAATCTTCTACACCATTTACAGTGGCTTTTACTTTAGCCCCAAGCTGGTTACAAAGTTCAGTAGCTTTCATTTTTAAAAATGTCATTTTCTGTATTTCCTAGTCTTAGCTGCTATCTTCTTCGGTTGTTTTGAAAACTGCTTGCCTTTCTTTGTGTCTTCTCTTTTCTTCTTGCTGGTAGCTGCATACTCTTTAGAAGACATTCCCTTTATAGCTTTTTCAGGCAAGTATCTTTCACCTGTTGCCTTTGGGCCTTGAGTAGAAGGTTTACCGCTTTTAGTACGCCACTTCTGCTTTGTCCATTTATTTAATGACTTCTGTGGTTTCTTTAACGCCATTGAGACTTAGCCTTTTCTTTTGCTTTCTTGCTCAAGTCACCATAGTGAAATAGTTTTACAGATTTTTTAGTCATTGTCTTACCTGTCATAAGAGTACCATCTGGATGTTTGTGCATACCACCTTTATGAACAGTACCATCTTTCAAGTAATGTTTAACACCCATACCCATTATGACTTATAGCCTCCACCATTAGCTTTGTACTCTTTAGCTAACATCTGTGCTTTACGTGCGCTCCACTGTCCTGCTTTACCGCCTTTGCTGCCCGCTTTAATTTTATTAAACAGTCTTTTACGCATTGCAGGTTTAGTGTAGTTACCCGCTTCATTTACTTTGGACTTAGCTTTTGGCATCTTGTTTACTTTCGTTGATTACGTTTCTTACGTTATCTTTAAGTTGCTCTAGGCGTTCCAGAGAATTCACTCTCCCCTGACTGCGGTACAGCTCCAGTTCCGATGTTGCCCCCACCAGTACCCGTAACTCCAAGGTCTTGGCCTTCTGGAGGTACTCCTTGAGGGGTTCCCATAGCTCCGGGTTGTTCACCACCGGGGCCAGCTTGTGCGCCAGTTCCTTGTCCAACATTTTGTAGTCCTATGATTTGTGCCATAACAGCTGCTTCTTCTGGATCATTAAGAATCTCTTCTGGATCAAGTTCCAGAGAGTAAGCAAGTTCGCTGATAAGTTTATTGATTTTTATGAAAGGTGCAATAGCAGGATTCTGTGCGGTCTGTAAGAACATAGTCAACCTTTGACTGCGTACTTCCTTCTGCATCAAGCTATTTGTACCTGTGGCCTTAACTTCCAAATCACCTTCTACATTTAACTTAGAATCAAGGAACTGCATGTTCCACTGAAAGTAAGCTTCTCCAAGCGGGCGTAAAAGAAAATCATCAAGATTCTTTATTACTGTTTTTATATTTAGTGAGGCTGCACCTAGTAACATAGACATACCAGATGCTGTTCTAGTCATACTCTGTACGCCAGTTTGACCATGAGAGTAGCTAGGGATGCCTGTCTGTTCATCAGCTAACTGCCTAAACCGATCAAACATCATCATGTTTTCATTAGAGGTATTGGGGAACTTTAATCCATTAATCGCTTGACCGGGAACCCCTGCTTGTCTTCTAAAGATTTTGCCGGGGTATATTTCCATACTCTGACCGCCAACGAGTGCAGACTCATCTACGTCAAATACTAGTGAGCCAGACAACGCCAGATTATCAATAGCCATTCTTGCGTGACCATTCATAATCTTTTGTGAGTCATCCATGTTTTCTGCTACGCCAATACCAAAGAAGCTATATGGATTACGCTCATAGGAAAAGGCGTGGTATGGAATGCGATGAGGTGTGAATGGATTAACAACGGCTCTGAGTATCTTACCGTTACATACCCAAGCATTTATTTGAACTTCATCAAGCGGGTCTACATCTTCAGGAAGTTCCATGCCAATCTGCTGGGCATACTCAGCATCCATTATTCCCCAGTACTCTAATACTTCGTACTGTCCTGAACCATAATCTTCTGAACGCTGGTCATCTTTCAACTCGTGTTCGTAATCTTCTGGCTCATAGTTTGGCCCCATCATCATGCACTCACGAATAGCATCCTTATCAAAGTAAGGCATCTTCGCTAACGCACGAACCTGAGACTTATTCATTTTGTGACGATGGAAAACATATTCACATTCGTCTATTGACGTTGCGTTTGGATCGGGGAAGAAATCCCAAATGCTTACAAATTCAATGCGGGGAACTCGTACATCAGTCGGGGAGTAAGTTCTAGTACCGTCTTCTGCTTCTTCCCAACGGTTTAAAGTCTTGTTGAAATTAAACGGGCCTTTGACGATACCTGTACCAAAAAGCGCAGACTCAAACAGTGCGCTTCTTATTTCACTTGATCCATTAGACTCTTCTATCTGATCATGGATAAGTTTTTCCATTCGCCTTGCAGCAGCTTGTGCTGGTTTAACTTCAAACATTTCAGGGATTGGAGTTGAACCGGGGGTTAGGTTATCTGCTACTACTGCATCAATGTCTTCTTGCTCACCTTTGACGAATGTACTACCTGCTGGTTTTGCATCTCGTCCATCACCCGCATAACCTACGTTAAATGGGTTTTCTGTTTCAGGGCGGGGACTTGTGGTTTCAATACCGGGGAGGGGAGTAGAAGGATTAAGGTGGGCATACTCAGATGCGCCTTCAGGCATTTTAGTTTCCGATATACCAATCGGGAACTTACCTGAGCCAAAGATAACATCAACAAGTTGACCATAAGCAGCTAGTACTTTTGTCTTAGTTACTTTAACAAAGACTCTAGACTTTTCTGACTCACGGAACCTAACATGCTTTGGATACATACCACGGTAGTTGTGGTAGCCAGTTATCCAACGCTTCTCGTCATAGTCTCTTGCTTGTTGTGCTGCAATATAACGGTCAGTAATCAGACCAACAAACTGGTTGTGCAGCTGTTCTTCAAGAGTCATTATCCTTGAATCTTCACCTACTACTTCTTGAAAGTAGATGTCATCTGCACCAAGTACTATGCTGTTATCTTCTTCTGCCATTAATATTTCCTTTAATACCCAAACTCTGAATCAGCTGGAGTATAGGCTTGTTCTAATCTTAAATGTCTTAACCTAGATAGAGGGTCATCTATTCTAGGTCTAGACATAATTAAGTACCTTAACGCATCGTATGCATGGTCAGGTGCATGTGTATCCACATCCTCTGGGTTTGATCTATCCAGAGGAATACTTTGAAGTTCCCGTATCAGATTAGGGCATGTATTGAATATCTGTAGTCGTGGCCTTCCGTTTTGGCGTAACTTCAAGTATTCGTGGATTTGTATTTTACCTTGTACTCGGTTCTTATCGGCTCGTCTTAACTTATGTCCGATCTTAATTAGTGCTTCACCTACAGTTGGGCCTGTTGCACCTGTCTTTGCCCAAGCTGCTGTATCTAACACTCCCGGTACAGCAAACGGATCATCTAGTTCCATTTCAGCTATAAGATGACCTAAATCCTCGCCCGTTAAACCTTTACGGTATAACTCACGATATATTATCAGCGTCCCGTCTGTTGGGTCAACACAGCCCCATACACATGCACTTTCGGAGGCGTACCCGTAGTCAATTCCTTTGACTCGTTCCCAACCTATTGGGATTGCAAACGGAGTTATAACATGTGCTTCGTTATTAAACTCCGTAAATGCTGCGCCCTCTGCAATATCCCAATTGCCTTCAAGCAGCTGTTTGCGCTGAACATCTGGCAGGGCTTTCAGCATTTGTTCGTACCTGCCATCTGTAGCAAGGTACGGGTTGTCGTCTAGGCGGGCTGGTATAAACTTACGGGATAGCCCATCATCACCTCTAAACGATTCGTGCGGGGGGTTAGGATCAATGTATCGTTTCTTAACCCAACTCGCACCTATGCCACCCGGGTTGGCGGTACACCTCATGTACGGTGTGATCTCCGGGTCAGTTGTTCTGAGTCGGGAAGCCAGATAGTTCCAACCAAACTCAGTGGGCAGATGTGTTATCTCATCAAACCCAATCCAACTGTATGCTTGTCCTTGGTAGCGATACACATCAGCATCTCGCTCCAAGAATCCAAACTCTACTTTAGCCCCGCTTGGAAAGTTCCAAAGCTTTTCTACTTCTCGGTACTTACAACCGGGGAA